ACCCGGTTGACGAGCGCATGGTTTACCTGCCCATTTTCCACCAAGTTGAACCCATCCCCTTTTACCATCAACTGATTTTGATTTATTAAACCAATCATGAAGACCATTATCTCCAGATTTAGTTTCTTCTTCTAATTCTTTTGGTAAAGAGAATAAATCCCAATAAATGGGCCCATATTTACATTCACTTCTTAATTGCACTTTTTTGCATCTTGGACAATACCTTCTATCATGATTTATATGTACAGAATGTACTGCATGTACGGGAGAATCCATATCATCAAAACCAACATCTACATCTTCTTTTACATCTTTAAATTTTTTGTGATGCTTCTTAGCATTTGCTTCCATTTTTTTCAAACGAGTGTAATAATCTGGAATTTCATCTAGATGCTGAAGAGCAATATCCATTGCTAATTCATGATCTTTTGTATGTTCATGCTCAATGGGTTCCCCTATATCAAGTTGCTTTTTTATAAAAGAAACATCAAGACGATGCTTCTTTGCAATCTCTTCAATAGTTTTATGTGTTTTTATTTGATTGGGCATTATTCAACTGAATTTGATTTAATTTTTTCACCTCTTGCTCTTTTTTTCTCCCCGCGCAATGAGCTCGTTGAGAAAATCCTTTTGGGTTGGAGCAATCAATACTCTTTTTATATTTATTGCTCCATTCTTCTTGAAATTGTTTAAACGTTTTCATTTTGAGATTTCTGTTTAAGAAGTTTTGATAGTTCTGCAGTTGATCCAACAAATAATGCATTTGTTACATTTGTAGGACCTTTTACGCTCTTTTCTTCCTCAATATCTTTTAATTTTTTTTGAAGATCCATTAATTTATCAGTTGCATCAGATACATTTTTTATAAGTTGCCCCGCAACTTCGTATGCTCGCGGCATTTCACTTTCTTGAGCAAGTTCTAAAATACCATTGATTGCTTCTTGACCTTTTTCTATAAGAGAATATAAATTACTTCTAGTGTACTCATAATCTCTTTTTATATCATTTAATGGTGATGGTAATCCTTCACTTTTTTCTGCAATGATATTTTTTTCTATAGAATTTTCTATAGAATCTATAGAAATTAGATCTCCAGATACGTTAAACGTTTTATTTAATTCATCAAATTTTTTTTCATTTTTCATATTCATTATGAAGTAGTCCCATCAAATCCAAAATTATCGCCATTTTCTATAAGGGAGTTATCTGTTGTAGTAATTGATTTAATTTGAGCCCCTGTTAAATGAGATGTTACAGTTGTATTATCTCTACCCCTATCAACTGTAAGAACATTGCCCGCTTTAGATTTTACATATAATTCTTCTCCCTCCAAATCAATGTAAGTATTAATTGAAATGGAACTCGCATCATTTACTGCTACTAACGTGTCTTCTGTGCTAATATCTTCTGTTAAATTTGTTAAAACTGTTCCTGTATAATTTTTAATCGCTCTTGGTTGCACTGAATATATAACTTCTCTTGTTGGAGAATTAGTCGTATCTCCGGCAATATAACTGACTGTTGTTTTTTTGATAATATCTTTGTTTGCTGAATGAATTGGTCCAAATAGATATGTTTTTACAGTAAATCTTAACGTATAAATTAAAACTCTTCTAGTTGTAAAGTCTCCTTCATAATCATCTTGCATAGTAATATTTTCTAGAACAACTGGAACATCTCTTTTTTCATTAATCAAATCTACCAATTCAACCGTCATAGTGTATGCTGGTTGAAAATATGGTAAAATTTGCTCTACAATTTGAAGCATATCATCATTTAGTTTAGACATAATGCTTAATTCAAATTGCATATTATAAGGAACAGGAAGATAAACTTTTTTTGTTTCTTTACCGTCAGTAGATGACTTTGATGTAAAATTTTGAGTTGTTGTTGATTTTCTTGTCGGATCATATACTAAACCAGTAAATTCAAAAGACATTCTGGGTAATGTAATTTGCACAGGTTTGTTTAGATCCGGTGATTGCAATAATCTTGCTAGAAATTTTTGAGTAGGTCCATAAGCCAACGGAACTTTGATCGTACTTACAGTTTCATTGGAATTGTTTTTGTGTTTGATAGAGATATTATTAAATAAAGAACCAAATGAAACTATAGTTCTCCTTAAAATTTCGTGGTAAAAATACTCAAACATTTGAACCCAGCTGCTAATAAATAATATTTATCCTAATTAAGGCATACCAAAAGGATTTGACTCACTAAAATCTATAATATTATCTGCTTCATCCTCTATTTCTTTATTTGCTGCATATCCATCACTTATTGGATAAATCTCAGCAATTCTCAAACTATAAGATGCACTTGATGCTGCTCCAACGATTGTTTCTCCTGGAGTAAATTCGCCATCAATCTGAGATACTTGAAGTACATTCGTGACCGAATTCCAAAGTTTAACTCTTGCAGTAGTTCCACTTTGAGATCCAGTAACAAGTTCATTAAAGACATAAGTTCCTATTCCACCGACGTTTGGATTTCCTATAATGATTGTAGGTGGAACAGTATATCCCAATCCCGCATTAGTGAGATTAATAGAAGTAATTGTACCCGCAGAGGAGACCGTTACAGTCGCTGCAGCTGATACTGATGAAATTCCACTGAAAGTAACCGATGGTGCAGCAGCATATCCAGAACCTGGATTAGTAATTGCAATTACTCCAACAACACCATTGCCGATAGATGAAATACCTGTTGCACCACTACCACCACCTCCAATGAACCTTACTCCAGGTGCAACGGTATATCCATATCCAGAATTTGTAAGAGCAACACTTTGAACTGATTTTGCATTTGGATTTGTATTATCATTGCAGACTACAATCCCACCTATCATTTGAGCAGTTGCCGTTGCGGTTTTACCTCCAGATGGTGCTGAAGAAATTCCAACTGTTGGTGTACTTGTATACCCACCACCTCTATTTGTAACAGTAATATATCTTACTCCACCATTAATGATAGAAGCAGTTGCTGTTGCGGTAACAGCTGCTCCAACCATTGTAAGACTTACAACATTACCAATAGCGACTTGATTTTCATCTGCAGGATTATCTCCACTAATCGTATCATCAATTTCTTCTACGCCAGTATTAATAAGTTCATCTTCATATCTAAACAGTTCACATCGTAATTCATACGTATATAATCCTTGAAGTTGATAAAATGGTTTTTCATGCTCAACGTATTTTATTTCAAAAATACGATCTCCTAATGGAAAATAGACTAAATCACCTTCTTTTGGTCTTAACGAAAGTTTAATATTAGATTGATTTTTGATCAGGGGTGAGATATAATTTTTAAACCTTTCTCTAGAAATAATTAAATTAATTTCATTGAGTGCCTGAATTCCAAACTTTGATAATATAGTTGGATTATTACCATATCCTTCGTAAGTATCCACATAAGCTTCTATTGGATAAGCAACATCAAACAAAGATTCGATGACTTCTCTTATTACAGTATTCTCTGTAATATATTTTCTGGGAAGATAATAAACTTCAACTCCATACATCCTAAGTTGTTCGTTTATTAGGTCCTGAATAAGACCTTGTTCTGTCTTAGATCCTTGAAGAAAAAACGGATTAAGCATTTTACTATCCGATCATGTCTAAAGGTGGAAGTTCATAAGTACTGGACATTTTTTCCATTAAAATATCAATTTCTCTTTGAGCGTCATCATACATTTGCCTTCCATTTAACTCAACTCCTCCTGGTAATTTAACTCCAGTAAATTTCATCATATTTTGTCCCCACTGCCTTTTAATCAATGAAGTTAAATATGGTTTTAGGAAAGAATCATTCCAAACTCTAGAATAATCATTAGGATCAAGAGTTGAGTAACAATCAATTATAAAATATTGGTTAGTTGATACTGATCCCCAATCAATATCTAAATACAGTCTATCTTGTCTTTTATTAAATCTTATTTGTTTTTGGGTATTAAGTAAAAAGTCCAAATCTTCAAGGTAAGTCTTTACCATTGCATAACTTAAAAGTTCAGTTGTACCCCAATAGTAAATATCGTTCAAAAATAATTGATATTTAACACTAAACATATTATGCGTAATAGTATTTGCACCATCAAATGTAAAGATTTTATTTACTCCAATAACATTTGGTGGAACTTGAAGGTAATTACTATTTTCTTCGTAAGTAAAAGTAGTTGCAGTCCCTACAATATTAGTCGTAACATTCGTAGTTACAATTCCAACTGATCCTGATGTTAACCCGCGAGCCCTTCCTCTATCAATATCAGCTTGCGTTACTTTATACTTATAAAATGTTGGGTAAACGCCATCAAAATGTCTTTCCTGGAAAAATTGAACTGCGTCATCTACCAAATCTTCAATTTGTTCATCAGCAACATTAATTTCTAAAACTGGAGCACCCAGTTTTCTTTTACAATAATCAATGAGTTCTTGTCTAGTAGATGGTTGTGCCATTAGAATTTAAGATTTGCTATTACTTCTTGTTGACTGAGATACAATTTAATGTATGACTTTGAATAATTTCTCAGAGTCTCAATATCATCTATACTATCTATATCCCTAGCAAGTTTTTCATATTCAAACATTTTAGATATATTTTCTAAAGTAATTTTATCTGGATCCATTAATTAGTCCTCTTAATAAGTCTTTGATATCATTCAAATCATTTTTGATGTCTGTGACATCATTCTCAATAGATTTTATTTTTTCATTTTCACTTTTTTTAAAATCTCTAAGAGCAATATAGTTGTTATACTCATTAATATCTGTATTTAATATTGCTTTTGTTTTTTGGTCACGTATTAAATTTACGTGACCCTCGACTTTTAAGTATTCCATAATTAAGCTAGTGCAATGGTTCTTAAATCTCTTAGTCTAGGTGGATATGCTTGATTTGTTGATGTTCCTATTATCTTTATACTGAAATATCTAAATGAGGGTAGATTGTCGATGGTAAACTCAAGATCTTTATACTCAGATTGATCATTTGATAGTGCAAGTGTACTTGATTTTGAAACAAATTTGTCTGGCAATCCATTACTATTTGATAAATTTATGACCTGACCAGAGATTAAAATATTAGAATATCCTGGAAAAGGGTAATAAATTAATTCTTCATTCGCACCTTTTGCGATTGCATAAAATGCTCTTATATCATTATAAAGATTAATATATGCAGAAACATAAATTTTTATTGAAGTTGCTGGATTTTCAAGAGTAATTGGATTAATAGCGTAAACAAAGGCATTTGGATCATTGATAATATTTGAAGATCTATTATCAGTTGCATAATTTGTAATTGGATTATTTATCCTATTTGAAGTTAACATCATTGCTATACGGTGAAGATCAACAACAGGAGATAATGCAGAATTTGTTGATGTTAAATTCAATGCCATTGTAAATGATCTAT